AAAACCGCGAGTCGCCATAATAATCATGTGCTATTTTATAAAAATGGTCTCCGACCGACCAAAGATGAGCAGTTGTTGTAATCAATGTGCGTGCCGACAATCCCGGGTTGTGTAAGATCGGAGTTGCAAAATGTAGAATATTCTTGACTCCTCTTTTTTTCTTAAGAAAGTCATAATATCTACTATCATTTAATATTGCTGTTTGCGAATTATATCTTGCCATTTTTTATATTCTCCTATTAATCTACCATTTCGAATTTTTCTGTCTCTGTGTTATATGTCATGCCCATGTTATACGCTAGCTCGGTCATATCACCAAACGGCCCCTCTTGCGGATCCTGAGTGATAGTTACATTTGTCATGCCAGCATCGAAGGTGGTGGTGCTCGTGAGCCCTTCCCTCATCTGGTCGATCACGCTTGTTAAATAGTTATAATTTTCTAACTGGGTCTGGGTCCAGTCTACCTCGGATATCCTGTCCATCTTTGCTATCCATGCGATATCTGCGTTAAGTCTGTTGGCCGCATTGCTAAAGGGACCCATTGTTTGTGAATATCTCTTTACGGCGGCCAGGCGCGCTTGATCAGGCAGAAGAGCCAGTTCTTCGGCGGAGGCGGAGGCCACTGAGGCATCAATTTCAACTTTAAGATCGTGGGCGGCCTTTTCGGCGGCTTGGGCGCCCATTGCAATAACACCATATGGAAATGATTCATCATTAAACTTTTCTTCATTCCACCCGAGCCTCTTTTCGTGAATAGCGGTGAAAGACACAGAAAGTTCAATCAAGCCAGGGAGCACCGTGTTCTTATCTTTTGCGAAAGTTGTTATATCTGGCGACTCTAAGTTGTGATTGATAGTAAGACTTGTAAGAACTCCCAAAAGGCCTTGTGAGGCGTCAGCAGTCGATCTGTAGGTGCTGTAATCTCCGTCACCACCCCCGCTGCCGCCGCCCATTTGTGTTCCAGCTTTTGCTATAAGATTCATAACTTTTAGTCTCATAAGTGGACCCTGAGAAGGAAAATAGCCTTTGCCATGTGCGGTATAATTTGGGTATAAAAACTGTGTTAGGAGCGCGACACGCCCTAAATTGTCATAGGCTTCGCCAAATGACTCAGCTGGCACCTTTAAACCCATAGAGATTCTTCGCGAGGTAAACTTAAATAGTTGAATCGGATCAGTTCTACCATAAACTACTTCTTCAACCCAATCACTGCTAAAGCTTTCGTTTAAAGAAGTAATAAATGCTTTAAAAAATACACTTTTGCCAGTTGGTTCATGTCTGAAAGAGACTGCCATTTCGTGGCCGGGGCTTCCTGCTAAAATATCTGTGTCGGAGGAATATTTCGTAGGTGCACCAACAGCTGTCTCTCTTGCCTCTCTATATTTATGTACATTAAAATACCCTGGTGTTGGTTTTTCTGCCATTTTGTTTTCCTCTTTTTATTGTACGAAGTCTTCTAGAAGTTCGGTGGCCATGGCGTTGCGCTCGCGGCGGGAACCACCGAATAGGTCCTCCACTGGAAGGCCCGAGACCTCGGAGGTAATGACGCCGCCGACTGCACTTTGAAGATACGCATAGTTTGCTGCTTGTTTTGGTGTAAGTTCCTTGCCTTTGGCCATCTTCTGGGCCATCTTTTCTAGATATTTCAGATCTCGGGCTAATTGCTGGACGCGGCCGGGCATCGTCGATGCATATCTTGCGGCCGCATCCAAGCGAGACTGATCTGGCTGGGCGGGGCCGGGCGCGGGCTTCACAGAAGCCGCAATCTCTTCCCTGACTTCCTTTGCGGCGGCGTTCTCATCGGATTCACTCATGAGTGTAACACCATAAGGAAACACGCCATCACTAAATTTATCTTTGTCCCACCCTAGTCTCTTTTCGTGAACAGCCACAAAGTCCACATTAATCTCAATCAGGCCAGGGAGCACTGTGTTTTTATCTTTTGTAAAAATGTTGACCTCTAATGTCTCTAGGTTGTGATTGACGTTAAGGTTTGTGATGGCACCAAGAAGCCCCTTGGCTGCGTCCGGACCTGATTTATACTTACCATAACTAGCGTCTGATGCTACAGAGCCAGCACCTCCGCCTTGGGTGGTAGATACCGCATCAGCAGCAGTTTGTGTTCCAGCTTTTGCTATGAGATTCATAACTTTCATTCTGACCATCGGCCCTTGTGAAATAGTATGGCCTAGGCCAACCGGTGTGTAATTTGGGTATAGAAACTGCTCAAGGCGCCCAACGCGACCTAAGTTGTCATAGGCTTCGCCAAATGTTTCGGCTGGCACCTTTAAACCAAGAGAGATTCTTCGTGTTGTTTGTCTGAATATCTGAGTTGGGTCGTTTCTGCCGTAAATTGCTTCTTCTGTCCAATCGCAACTATATGTCTCAGTCATGGAAGTAATAAAGGCCTTAAAAAACACGCTTTCACCGGATGGCTCGTGTCTAAATGAGACAACCATCTGGTGCCCTTGGGTGCTAGCAATTGAGTCTGTCGGAGACACATATCTGATCCGGGCCTCGGCTTCTCTGCTGTCTTTATATTTATGTACATTAAAGTACCCAGGTGGCGTATTTTCCGCGGACATTTTTTATGCTGCTCCTTGTAAGGCGTTATTTGCCATGGCCCCTACGCGGGCATCTACAAACTTTCCAACCTTCTTGCCATCCATCATGACGATTCCCTCAACCTTAATGTTAACCTCTCCTGGTGCGCCGCCAGCACGTGTATTAGTTCCGCCAACCGCATTCTTGACGGCGGCCGCTGTTGCTCTGGGGCCGGCGGTAACGCCTACCAGGGCTGCGGCGGCCATTGTGGCAGTTAGTGCTATTGCCTTTGTGGTAGGCAGTTTTTCTACCTCATCGGTAATCTTTCCAATACCTTCTGCAATTTTGCTAAGCTGTGTAACCTCAAATGCTGCCAGGGCATTAAAGAACATCGAGAAATTCTCCAATTCTTTGGTCGGCATCAACTTGAGTGCAAGGGCTAGCCCAAACATAGCCCCCGTAAGGTAGCCCATCGATACAGCAGCTATTGCTAGTGGGATCGCCATCATTCCCAAGGTCATTACAAATGCAGCAAACGCAAAGAGCTTGTCCACCTGTATGGCTTCGAACATCACAGCAAAGCCCTTTGCCATCTCGCCGATTCCCAAAGCAGCTATTGCTACGCCGGCGCCGATCATCAAGATTGCGAAGCCGAGAGGCATTAAGCCCGCAGCTGCTGCCATTGCGGCCGGCGACATTGTCGCCAATATGTAAACCATAGCGACTATGGCGGCCAGCACCAGACCAATTCCGAGTGCGGCCCAGGGGGCGTTATCGCCTACGTCGGTAAAGGCCGTAACTAGGTATGAAAGCCCAACAGCGGCGATGGCAATGCCGGCGCCTATTAGGAGTACGGCTGCCCCGAGAGCTAAAACTCCCTTCCAACTCTTCTGTGCTGCTTCTCCTATATCTTTAATACCTGTGGCCAGGGATTTAGTGCCTTCTTTGCTACCTACGTTTGCTTTGTTGAGTTTGTCAGTGTCCTTTGCAGCGCCCCTAATTCTTGATCCAAAATCTGCAATTTTCGTGGCCATTTTTGACATGGCACCAAGGGCATTCAACCCTTTCCATACGATCCACGCGCCGACAAACAAATACCAATACTCTGTGGCGGCAATGATGACTTTTCCAATTGTCACAAGGGTGTCGGCGAAGGTTTTTAAGCTAGCTTTGATTTCTGCGATATCTTGCGGGCTCAGGGCTTCCATCCATTCTCGAACATCATCAATCACGTCAGTAAATATAGGAATCATATCTGCCATAAGAGTTTTAAACTTCTCTGTAACACTTTGAATGTCTTTTGTGCGTTGGGCTAATTTTTCGTATTCGGCTGAGGACTTTTGCGTTGAACCTTCCAAGTTACTCATATCTCCAGAAAGCATCGCTGCCAAATCGCTCACATCGCCTAGGCCTAGGGCATCTGTATAGAACTTTCTCTGGTAGTATGACATGTCATCAAATGTAAGCCCAGTGTCTAAAATAGAGTCTCGAATCATATTAAAACGTTCTGCTGGATCTGTTGCCATCATGAGATCCATGGCATTGACGAAGTTGCCACCCAATGCTGCGTTTAGCTTCCCGGCTTGCTCAGCAGCGCCTTCAAATGTATCAAACTTATCTGTAATGGCAAGAATCTTTTTCATTTCTAGACCAGTTGTCTTGGAGACAATGGCCAAGTCCTTAAAGGCTCGAATACCCTGATCTCCCATTTTCGCTATCCCAGCGCCCATGGCGGCAAAGTCTGCGCCTAATTCCGATGGTATAACGCCGATCACATTGGCAAAGTCTGCAATGTCACGGGCTGCGGCTGCAGCGGCTGGTCCTGTTAATCCAAAAGCCTTGGTGCTTGTTTGCATGGACTTTGCGAAGTCTTCGTTCGAAAAGCCAACCTCAGCTAGCAATGCGCCGGTTTTTGCAATTTCATCTTGCGCATCTTTATTAAGCATCGTAAAGTCGGTATATGTGCTCTTTAGTTTTGTCATGGCAGCACTCATTTCTTTCAATTCAACGCCATAAATACGAGTTGCCTCATAGTTTTTGGTCATCTGTCTTGCCATTTCATCGCTGGCGCCGGCGGCGCGCTTGAATGCACTTTCTGCCTCGTCAGCTTGAATGGCTACTTGAATGAGCGAGTTAATGAAGGATTTAAGAAGACCGAGACCCAAACTTTTGGCGAATTCAATTGCGCCGGCGGAGCCGCCTTGGAAAGCTTTAACAACATTCCACATGTTATCTGCATTGAGGACGCTATGTTTTCCATATGCCCCCAAGACGCCGCCCATGGCATCACCGAGGCCCTTGGCAGCTTCAATGCCCTTTTTGATGGCTTCGGTGGAGTTGGTTAGTTTCTCTTCAAGAAGTTCGGCTTCTGCTACACGTGCTTTAGCGACTTTAAGGTCTTCTAGCGCTTGCTTTCCAGCTTTGCCGCCGGCAGCAACTATTTTTTCTAATTCTTTTACGCGGGCTTTTTCGAGTTCAGTAAGCGCTTGGGCCTGCAGGATTTGTGCGTCTGCAGAGTCACCCAGTGTCGTATATCTATCAAGTTGAGCCTCAAGCTGTTCGACGGTTTGTTCTTGTATGTTGAGCTTCTTCACGGCCCGGACCAGAGCCGCTTCGTCCTGGGTGGCCTGATCCGTTTTCAGTTTATTTATCTGCTCTTCATTTTTTACGTCTTTCTCGTCAGCCATGATAAGCCCTCGCTATGAAGTAAATAGTTTTATAAAAAAAAAGACAAGAGCTAGTCTTGTCCATACTTCTTTGAAAACGCCGGATTCATAGGATTGTTATGTGGGGTGAGTGTTTGAGACTTGCTGCCTCCTCCTCCTCCTCCTCTTGAAGCCTCCTCCATTGCCTCATTTTCTTTTTCTATTTGTTCTATGAGCCTTTTGGTAAACCACATTCTAAGGCCAACAGGCAAGTTATATGCCTCTGTAAATGACCACCCGCCAGAATATTTTAAAAAGAAGAACTGTTCATATATGTTCTCCATATACTCATCGGTCAGGCCAAAAAAACTCCGCCCCTAGCGGAACCTCCATGTCTTGGGAGTACTCACACTCTCCGCACTCATAGTGTTGAGTAAGATCTATATTTGGTGCCGCAAGTTTATACGCAACTCGCAAGTGTCGAGAATCCATTGACGGAATATTATTAATAACGTAATTTCTTGCGTCTGGACTATCATCTCCATTCACAGAAACAAGCATATTCGCTAGTTGGTTAGTTACATTGTGTTCGGCACCCTTTCTTTTACGCGCAGTTGTAGCAGCCGAAACAAGACCCTTTTCATCGTGGCCCACGAGAAGCCTAAAACGAACATCTATAGAAGTTTTAGGCAACGTGGTTGTAAATGTTCCATCTTCGTGGTCCACTATTCCAAGATTATGTGCGTCTTCTCCTCTATAAACGTTTGCTTCATTTAAGTCAAACGAATATTTGGCAGAATCACCACAAGAAGGGCAAGCCACTTTTGTAGAATATTCATTACCATATCCCGATACCCTTGTCGCAATAATAATTGCATTTCTATCTCCAATAAACAGCGAATCAGGATCAATGCTCTTGTCCACAATAATACTCTCAATAACCCTATCTAAAGCAACACCTTTCTTAAGAAGAGCCCTAGATGTTAAAATATCCTCCTCTCTGGCAGTCATTTGTTTAAGCTCAATACAATCTTTACCGTGCAATGGATGATCTTCTGGATAAAACCTTCCTTCTGATGGAAGATCAACAAATTCTGTAGGTATTACAAACGACAGAGCTGCTGCGCTTTCGTTGTTATTTTGCATTACGTGTTGGGGGACCGGATTCGAATCGGTCTGTTTCGCTCCAACGCGACGTTTATTTCTTGACAATATACACCTCTATTTTAAATTATTGTGTCTAAACAGAACTAGCTGGCAGTGGCGGCAGCCTTTTTATCGAAGAACGTCTTAGTGCCGCTGGTCTTGGCGCCATCGCCTGTCGTCACCAATGTTGCCCAGTCATACTTTAGAGTCAGAGACAACTCTGTTAAATCATCTTCTCCATATGCCAGATCACCATACTTAATTTCTGTAACAAAAGCGTTATGAAGTGTCCAAGACTCAACCGCTACACCATCGCCGCCAAGTTGCTCGATTTCGACCGTTCCTAATGCACTTGCGGCGCCGGCTTTGGACATGGTAGCCAAGTCGCTCTGGGTGCCGGGAACTACATAGCCGGACTGAACTACAATATCAGAGAGAGTGGCAGCTACATCTGGACCCGAAGGGTCAACCATGGTTATAACCACATCGTTCCACGAGACCGAGCCGGGATAATAAAATGTATGGTTTAAATACTTATGTTCTGCCGCGGCCACTGCAAAAGATGGCTTTGTGGCAGATTTTGCATAAAACAATTGTGAAGGCACACCGGAATCCGCGGTGTTAGTGAGACCGGTCATTGTGACCAAAAACCTAAATTTTCTTTTTGGATCTTTTAGTCCGGTTCCATCTCCAAAATTTTCTGACCAGAATGGCATTTGTTGGGTACTCCTATTGAATATACTCTATTTTAAATAGTCTCTTATTTTTTTTAATCATCAAAACCTACACCAGTATTAGTGATAACAAAGTCAATTGCAATGTACTCAATTGAACGAGCAGGCTGAATCTTAATCTTCGCATATAATGTGTTTGTATCAATGAGATAATCTTGGTCGGACTGATCGGCTAACTCCAATACACCCTCTTCTATATCTGCACCCGTCATAACAGTTAGTTCGTAGTCGGTGATGCCATACTGAGTTAGGACATTGCTTAGGAAGGGGTCTACAAGGCCCTTAAAAACAGACCACGTGGCCTTTATATTCTGTTCAAACAGAACCTGAGTGGAAAGAATCGCAATCCGCTTCTTTACGAAGTTTAAAAGCCTTCTAACATTAATTCTATCTAATGCTGATTCTGTCGTCTGCAGCGTCTTCTGTCCAAACACCACAATTCCGCTTGAAGGGAAGGAGGCAATTGGGTTAATATTGTATGCATATAGATCATCTCTGGCTTTTGATGTTATTCTTTCCGTTACACCAACCACTGGAATTCCGGCGGCACCGTCTGAAAGACCGCCACGATTGAATCCGGCTGGGGCAAACCAAAGCTTTGATTTCGCCTCTGAGCTAGCTAAAACACCCAACATGGCTACAGAAGGTGGTACCCATACAAGCTGTGCGGTATTGGCGTCAACAGTCTGAACCCAAGGATAAAATGTACAGCCATAGCTACTATTAAGGGCCCGGGCACTAAGTGCCGAAGCTGCATTAGCTGGGGTGGTCGCAATACGATCCGCGATATCAGACTTATAGATTTCGTGAGTCGGAAGATAAACATCCGGAAGGTCTATGATAGCTAGGGCGTCTCCGCGGGACTCGCAAGCCTCTATTAACGCCTTAGTTATCCCTTCTTTTGTGATACCCGGTATAACAGCCATATTCATATCTAGTGTATCTGGATTGCCAACTATATCGATTGCCTTTTTCAGCGTGTAGTATGTCGCATTAGCTGTTACGTCAGAAGTAGATGTAATTCCATTATTGTAAAGAGGATCCGGTACTCGAATATCGAAACCGTCAAATCCACCCCACATAGGAACTGTGAAAGAATCATAACCGGCATCCAGAAGACTCTTATAAGTATTAGAACCTGTGGCCGAGAAGCTTGTGCCAGTCACTCTAGAACCCGACTGATAGAAGTAACTGCTGCCGCTGGATGCGACCTGGCCATTAACAACGTCATCTAGAGTGAAGATGTATGAGAATGAATCAACACCAGTCGTTGCCGCGCCGCCAACCGGGTTCTCTGGGAAGCCGCTGTACCACAACCTATGTGGGTCTGCCACACTCGGATCGGCACGCGTGCTAGTAGCTGTGCGTGTGGTCTGCATTCCGAAGTATGCGTTTGTCGCTCTGCTTAGGCCGCCGTCGGAGGCAGAGTTCCGCAGTCTTACAGACGGGAACTTCATGGAGGCTGTGATGAAGGGGTGGCTGTCCATCCCTGCGGCGCTTGCAATTCCGAGGGCAGACGAAAGCGGTGATTGTCCTGCTGGGGATGGGGACACCGGGGCATCGCCACCGAGGCCTGATTCTGGCAAATATCCATCCACAATGATAAACTTATTGCCCAGGGTGGTCCCATCCGAGCCAGTGTTCTGAGTAAATGAACCAGAGAACGTCACATCGCTAAATTTGGGGGGGCCGAAATATCCGAACGGCAGACTCGACTGCGTGGACGGGCCACTTTGGTCAATTTCTGAAACATCAACTCTGATGTACTTAGACCTGTTTGGGTGAACCCCGTGTTGTACTAGCTCTTCATCGCCAGTGTCAGAATTGGTTTCATACGCCCAATATTTGGTTCCGATCTTCGCACCGATAAAATTGGGCGAAAGCGGATTAAGGTTGCAATTATCAAATCTTTCTATAACCTTCGGTTGGTTATCGGTATCATGAAGTCTTCTAAGAACGACAGAAAATGAGCCGTAATTCTGGCCCTCTACTGTTGATTGCCTAATTTGCGTAATTGACACCTTAACGTTTCTTTGTAACCACTCGCTGTGGCCGCGGCCGAGAATACGGAACAATCGGGCCGCGTCTTCGGCCCTAAATGTACTCGATTCACCCGTGTCTTGACCAATGATCCACGTGGTTCGTGCTGTAGACGTCGTCTTGAGAGCGCCCTGACCTTTCATATTTGCGGGGCCGGTCGTCGAACCAGTTAGCTGAATACCAGTGATCACGCCAACAAGATTGCCAGTAGTTAAAGAGGCGTCTCTCAATTCTTGTTCGAAAGACTCTCCAAGCCAGTAATCTCTTTCCTTTGTTGTGGCCATAAAGTCTCCGCCGGATCTCAATGTAGGGTTAGTATTAAACTTCTTTCTAATGAAATCTGCGCTGCTATCATCAAAGTTGAAGTTGATGGTGTCCGAGCGACCTGTGGCAGACCCACTAATAACGGCTGTAAACCTACCGTTGTCGTCAGATTTAATTAAAGTGGAGGCTGCGGTCGTAGCGCTGGGGGCGGGTGTGCTAGATGTTCCAAAGACTTGGCCTTTAAGAGCAATCGAGCCACCGTCCAAATACCATATAGCCGCTAATTGGAATGAGTTAGCCTCTGTGAATGAATAATCATTTAGACCAAATGAGGCCGAGGGAGCTACCCAAAGACCGATGGCGCCGCCACGAGTGCCAGTATTTGCATTTAATTGGTTGTCAGTTTTCCAACCAGCTTCACCTGCGCCGGCGGTCAGAGAGCCGGCTGGGGACTCCTCACCCAGAACACGATAATATGTTAAGGGAGCAACATTAGACCTTAGATAAGCTTTGGCTGCATACGTGCCGTACATTGGCGATTGATTGCTGTTACCATTTCGGTAAACATCACCACTACCTCCGCCAGGAACCGTATCTCCGAATATTGAAACGAAGTGAGAATAAGATTTTACCTTGATCGGAACCCCTGCAGGGCCTTTCGCTGATCGACCGATTATTACGGCACCTATAGCATCAATTTCCCGTGGCATCTGTGACTGATCAACTTCTCTAATCTGTACTCCGGGAGACATGAATGAAAAATTCTTTAACTGAGGTCCTGGCATTTTTTTTGGTTCCTTATAATATTACTATGGTTCTATTGTTTTATAGACCAATTTATCCCTACGATCATCTTTAAATAGTATTTCGGAATTCAAAAGTCTCTAAAAATCCGGAACTATACCAACAAACGGCCAAATGTTTCCGGAAGTGTTTTTTCTTATTGCAAAACACTTTATTATTAGTCAACTTCTAAGAAGTTATCCGCGCCAGGGTACGTAGATTCAACCGATTCTTGGGGATAGGTTACAGTAACCGCATTTTCATGAATCCTCACTAGTTGCCGGTCATCATTAGGTCCTTCTCCTATTAAGTAACCCAGTATTCTAATAGTAAACTCTGTTGTGGACTGGCGAGAGTCTTCCCCCAAATCGTTTATATTATTATTATGGTTGAAGTTTTGGTCGACGAAGGCTTCGTATAGGTGACCATTTCGTCTTAAGAGAAAAGAATTAATTTGGCCCGGGCGCACTATAAATGGCGTTAGTAATTCATTCATCTGTTGCTGATATTCGCTTTTAATCACTATTTTATATTCGACATTGACGTATATCGGAATTGGAATACTGAGATATTGAATAACTATGCTTTTATTGCTTCTTGGGCCGGCCGGGGTCTTCTTCCCGGTGCTGTCATCTATCTTGGGCCGGCCAGGATGCCAGCGTTCCCTAACAATGCTTGAAACATTCGATCTTGCTCCAGTGGCTACAGAATAATCTCTGGTTTTATCAGGAACAATTCGACGAGCCACGACCATTCTTCCTGTTCTGCCTTCTTTAGTGGGGCTTGCATAGATGTGGGCCTGAAAACCACCCTTTCTGCTAGGATCTTTAACTATGCCGGTCCTTTCAATGCTTAAAAGTGGCATTTTAAGCGCGCCTCCATCGTCGCGAAGAGCTTTATCATTTTTAATCTGATATGCTCGTTCTGGTGCCTGCCACAGAACTGGAACCTCCGTAAAGCCTTCATTGGTGTGAGACCTTAATCTTAGATTCTCTTTCAACCAAGAAACTATGGAATAATCTATATTCTCAAGATCTGAAGATAACACCCCTAGCTCTTTTAGTGTTGACGATGTGGCTCCCGCCGGCAACATTGCAAAATCAAAATTATCAACTGGCATCGAATAGTCCCTTCCTTGCTCTTCTGCATCTTGCAGAAATCTCAAAACCGTAATGAACTTGACCAAAAAGTTTTGTGTCTTCGCTCAATTTAACTATCTCGTAATAATAATCTCCGTATAAAACAAAATCTCCTTCGCGAACATATAGGTCTTGATCATCTTCTAATCTTCTTTTATGAAAATGCACATTAATTTCCCAACTTTTGTCTATTCCTGCTCCAGCCATATATTCCGTCGCTAATTCCGTAAATTCAACCAGCGCAAAAACTCTAACAGGCGGTAGATATGTCTTTTCTATAGCTTCGCCGTACATATCATGAAAATCTGTTGTTTCCATGTCTATGGGATAGTAAAGAATCTGTTGTCCGATGACTTTTTCAATAAGCTCATCGTTGACTTGCTTTACAAGGTCTCGCTCTTTCTTGCCAAAAAATAGCGGGGGTGGTGCGGTTGCTGGCTTACTCCATTCATTAGACATTTCTTATTATCCTACAAAAATTGGTAATGGCGATGCCTTAAATACGGTCGCTGCAGCCTCAGCTGTTTCTGAATCGTATTTAACCAACTCCTTATATTCAACCTCCTTGAGCATCTCCGTAAGCTTATCTCTAAGCGTGGTTTGCTCTTCTTTTGCTTGTGCTAGCAATTCTGCGTGATTCAATGTCACACTTTCGCCCGGAATAGGAATGGTAGTAAACTTTCCTCGAATTTGAGCTAGCATCTCTTTACACAGCGCTAGCGCATATTTTCGAATCCACTGTTTACCTATTGAGTTTATGTTTACGTATGGAATATTGTCAAAGGGTATCGTATTTAAATTGTTTATGCCCTGGGTACCGTCTGTGTATCCGGGGTTCTCTTCCCATGGGCTTTGATCGTCAATGTGAAACCTTACCCACATACGGTCAACATCAGAGAAGTCCCAATAACCCGGATCTGGATAAAGGCGGAGCTTGTTATCTATAATTTCATATGAAAAGTTAGACGTTCTCGTATAAATTGAGTCTTCGTACATCATTGACTGCAATTTGTTTTGCCATACTGGAACTATCTCAAATGTCGAGTCATCTGCGAACTGGCCATACGTAGACATATTGCCGACGGCGCCGATTCCTCCATAATAACCATAAAATCTCCAAACTGCGCGAGGTGTAATGTAGAACACCTTCGTTACTATAACTCTCTTGGTACCAACCTTGCCGGAAAATGAGACCGCCTTATTAGAGTCGTCCAAGCCGGTCGAAGATGCAGTTTCGATGATCTCTTGTAAATCATAATCTTGTTTGTTGGTTGTTGGCTTAAATGATGCCGAATATTGCGGAAGAGTGCCGCCAAGACCCTGCATGGTCATCATTGTGTCGCCGACTTTCTTACTATAGCTTGCTTGGAACCTCGGATATGATAGGCTGGCGCTCGATGGACCGGTAAGGCGCTCTCCCTTATGATCAAACGTCCCTGTTGTGGCGCCCAGGACACTTGATAGAACATTTTTGCCTTGATGAAGGTTTATTATATATGAATATTCTAGAACAGCCTCTTCATAGGCTGAATATACGTTAGATGGAGTAAGCTCAATATCTACAACATCTCCGCCTAACTTTTTGTAAACATACGCAACTTGCGCGCTGGCGCCACTAATAAATTCTGCTGATGCCGTATAAATTCCAAACGGCAGCGATCCAGTTACTAAATCGGTGCTTCCTGTGGAAGTCAGTATTATCGAACTTTGGGTTGATGATGGATCTAAGTTAGTCGGCACACATGGGCCCTCCTACTAAATAAATAGTTTCATAAATACAAAGCTCAACCATATGTTGAGCTTCATTTTAAATAACCAATAAATTTGTTATTTTTTCTTAGTGATGGCTGTTTTTCGTGTGCTTCTTTTCTTGGTAGTTTTAGGTACAGTGGTGGCTACCGTTTCGGAAGCAACCTCTTCCACAACCTTTTGCACCACCTCTTCTAATGTTGGCGCTGTGTCCTCAACGGGTGCAGCAACCGTGACTGCTTCGTTGGCGACTTTGGCCTTCATTCTCCACATTAATCTTCTACGAGGGTTCATAGTGTTTCTCCTTTCAAGTAAATAGTTTTAAAATGCTGAAAACGAAAATCTCAAAAATTGTAGCGAAAAAAATTTGGCAGATCGAGGTTTTTGGGGTCTGGTCTCCAAAAGAAAAACCCCCTTCCGAAGAAGGGGGTTTGAACTTATTGTTTAATAAGTGTTAGTTATCAACCATCTTTGTCAATGGCAAAGCCAGTAATTCTAATACCAATTTTGCCAGCGGTATAGGCAGCTTCGTTAAATAAAGATACTTTTTAGTTAGTGCTGCTAATGTAGCTCCTGCATCAGTTTGCTGATACCTTCCAAGTGTCCAGTCTCCAGCGTTTACAACGACTGTTCCAGACGATACCGCTGCATTTTCCGCATCGGTGGCGGTGGCAGAACAAACCAAGTTGATGTCAGGATCCCCTCCGGTTGGAGCTTCTGTACAGTACATCTCAACATTCACCGGAACGCCGTTTACTGCCGAAGTTAATTCTGCGACATAAGCATTCGCTGCGGCGCCATCTGTACCAATAACATCATTGGCGGAATCGCCAGAGGCAAGCCCTTCATGTAGATCGATCAAGATGGTGGTGTATATAAGACCTCCAACTTTATCTATAAATGTATTAATCGCACCATTTCCAATACCCGATCCATGAGCATTGGGTGTCATACCCAATACGGTTGAACCGTATTCTAAACTGGTATTATTGGCTGTACCTGCCCCGGCCAATAGGTTGT